ATCAATCCATTGGCATAACAATTCTGTTCGAGAATTGTCTATTGGGCTAGTGGCTACTGACTCCTCAAGCGTCTCTTTCGTGCCTAAATAGCCCAGGACAGTCCCTTTACAGCCCGACCAGTCCAGGATTGACCTAATGGCTGCACGAAAATCTACGACGCTCAAGGGGGCTACTGAGCCTCGCTTACATAGTCCTTACCTCAAGGGCAAGTCTAAAGTCGATGATGTAATTGAACTCGCTAACCTAATCGAACTGCCGCTTCTACCTTGGCAGGAGTTCGTCTTGCGGGATATGTTGCGGGTTGACGCTAAAGGAAACTGGATACGCAAGACAAACCTGTTGCTAGTAGCTCGTCAGAACGGTAAAACACACTTAACCCGTATGCTCATCTTGGCTCACCTGCTCAAGTGGGATAGTAAGAACATCATCATTGCTTCGTCTAATCGCTCGATGGCACTCGATACCTTTAGGCAAGTAGCCTCGGTATTTGAGCAGAACTTAAACCTAATGGCTACCGTCAAACAGATCAGGTATGCAAACGGAACTGAGTCTATTGAGATGAAGGATGGGCGCAGACTCGATGTGGTCGCAGCTACTAGAGATGGCGCTCGCGGTAGATCAGCAGATGCGCTGTTCCTCGATGAAATCCGAGAATGGTCAGAGGATGGATACCGAGCAGCAATGCCAGTAACCCGCGCTAGAGCTAATGCTCACACATTCTTAACTTCTAACGCTGGAGATGCGTTCTCGGTAGTTCTAAACCAATTAAGAGAACGAGCCTTAGATAATCCGCCAAAGTCTTTCGGATTCTACGAGTACAGCGCACCTCAGTATTGCAAGATCGATGATCCTAAAGCCTGGGCGCTGGCTAATCCCGCTTTGGGCTATTTAGTCACGAAAGAGACGCTTGAGGAGTCAGTAGCCACTAGCCCAATAGAAAATACTCGAACAGAATTGCTATGCCAATGGATTGACTCCCTAAGTTCACCATGGCCGCATGGAATCCTAGAGGAGACAAGCGATAGCGAACTTCAGATACCAGTTGGCGGATATACAGTCTTTGGCTTTGACGTATCACCATCTAGGCGCAACGCTTCCCTAGTTGCAGGGCAATTACTCCCCGATGGGCGAATTGGGGTGGGCATCTTGCAGACCTGGGAAAGTGCAGTCTCAGTCGATGACTTAAAGATTGCAGCCGATATCAAAGGCTGGGCAGATCAGTACCGACCACGCCAAATCTGTTTTGACAAGTACGCAACGGCTTCGATCGCTGAAAGATTGAGTAACGCTGGCTGTATAACTCAGGACATCTCAGGACAGCAGTTCTATCAGGCTTGCGGTGACTTGCTAGACGGGTTGGTCAATCATCGCGTAGTACACAATGGTCAAGCCAACCTCATTCAACAGATGAACAACTGCGCGGCTAAAGTAAATGACTCAGCATGGCGTATCGTCAAACGAAAGTCTGCTGGAGACATCTCTGCACCGATCGCTTTAGCAATGGTCGTGTCAATGTTGATGAAACCACAACAGGTAGCGGCTATCTACACAGAATAAACTATATGTAGTGTATAATTGCACTCTATGGGTATCTTTTCGCGCAAGCCGATGATCGTGGAAGCGCAAGCCGCTCCACAAGTAATGGGTGAAAACTTACCCTCACTTTATAGCTCCTTAACCCTTCGCGTATCTCGCAAGGATGCGATGAGCGTTCCTTCAGTAGCCAGAGCGCGCAACTTGATCTGTGGAACTGTCGCATCTATCCCGCTTGAGTATTACAACAAGCGCACAGGCGAAGTTATGGCAGCGCCTCGTTGGATCAATCAACTATCCAAGAACCAGCCATCTTTTGTAACTATTAACTGGATCGTGGACTCACTTCTGTTCTATGGTGTTGCTTATCTTCGCGTTACAGAACGCTACGCCGAGGATGGTCGCCCTTCAGCGTTTGAGTGGATCGCTAACTCTCGCGTTACATATACAACTGACCTCGAAGGCATAATGATTACTCAGTATTATGTCGACATTCAACCAATCTCAATGAATGACATCGTAACCATCCAGGGATTAGACGAAGGCGTATTAGAACGAGCTGGCAAAACTATCCAATCCGCAATCGACATCAACAGAGCGGCGTCTATCTCTGCTGCAACTCCGATGTCTAGCGGTATCTTAAAGAATACAGGCGCAGACTTGCCACCAGCCGAAGTTTCAGGATTACTAGCCGCTTGGAAACGCAGCCGCCAAAATAACTCAACTGCTTACCTGACATCTACTTTAGAGTTCCAGTCCACACAGTTCTCTCCAAAAGATATGATGTACAACGAGGCTATTCAGAACCTCAGCACAGAAATTGCTCGCGCAATGAATGTTCCAGCCTATTACTTGAGCGCTGATCAGAACACAACCATGACTTATGCAAACGTAACTGAAGAACGCAAACAATTCTTCGCGCTTTCCATTGAGCCTTACATCCAAGCGATCCAGAGTCGGCTATCTATGGATGACATCTCAACTGCAAACCATCAAGTGCGTTTCGCGGTTTATGACACATTCTTAAAGCAAGATCCTATGGTAGAACTTTCTGTAATTGAGAAGTTGCTATCTCTAGGACTTATTACAACTGAACAGGCAATGGAAATGACAGATTTAACTCCTAACGGAAGCGAAGGCATAAGTTAATGGAAACTCTATACATCGAAGCATCCTCAATCGAATGCAGCGAGGAACGCCGCGAGATTAGCGGCAAGATCGTTCCAATGGGAACAGGCGAAGTCGGTAACACCAATCTTGGTGGAGTTGTATTTGAGGCTGGGTCAATCGAGATCGACGATCCATCAAAGATCAAACTTTTATCGCAACACGATGTCAAGAAGCCAATCGGTCGCATGCTTTCAGCAACAGTCCGACCAGATGGCATCTATGCAACATTTAAGTTAAGCCGCTCAACTGGTGGAAACGATGCGCTAGTTATGGCACAAGAAGGACTCGTAAGCGGTCTTTCAGTAGGAGCAGAAATCATTTCATCTGCACCATCACGCTCTGGACACACAATCGTCACAGCAGCTAAGTTAAAAGAAGTTTCTCTAGTAACTGAGCCAGCCTTTAAGTCTGCTCAGGTATTAGAGATCGCAGCAGAGGAAGTAGACACCCCTGTTGAACCAATCACACAACCAGAAAGCGAGGCGGTCGTGGAAAATACTCCAGACACCGTAGCAGCACCAGAAGTTGAGGCAACGGCTGTTGAAGCCGCACGCGCAACTGTTCCAGCAATGGCTTATGCAAAAGAGCGCGTTGCACCAATCTCATCAGCACAATATCTAGAAGCATCTATCAAGTCAGCACTTGGCGATGACGAAGCACGCCGCACAGTTCGTGCAGCAGATGACTCAACATCAACAAACACAGGTCTGACACTTCCTCAGCACCTAAACTCATTCATCACAGATACTTTCTCAGGTCGCCCTGCGTTTGATGCAGTTACCCGTCAAAGTTTAATAGAGTCAGGGATGTCATTTACAGTTCCTCGTCTTTACACACAAGCAACATCAGCAGACACAGCGCCAGCAGTTGCAGATGTTAACGAAGGTGCATCAGTAACAGATACAGGCATGACAAGTGCTTACGATACAGTCTCGATCAACAAGTTTGCGGGACTTAACCGAGTATCATGGGAGTTAATTGACCGTTCATCTCCAGCGTTTATGGAACTGCTTATGGCAGAACTCCGTAAGGCATACGAGTCAGCAACAGACAAGGCACTTATCGCCGCGTTCACAGCCGATGGAACTCAAGCAACTTCAGTTGCAACAACAGCAGCAGGACTTCAGTCATTCATCTCAGTAGAAGGCGCAAAAGCCTACAAGGGAACTGGCGGAGACTTCGCTAACAAGCTAGTTGCATCAACTGACCAATGGGCTGCCATCGCAGGATACGCAGACTCAACAGGTCGCGCACTTTACTCAGCACAAGGTCCAACAATGAACGCATCAGGTGGAGTAGGAGTTGCTTCATCAACACGCGGCAATGTCCTTGGAACTGACTTGATCGTTGATCACAACATCACCACAGCAGGCTTGATCGACGATTCAGCATTCCTCGTTGCACCAGGTTCTGTTTATGTCTGGGAATCACCACAGACACAACTTCGCCTTAACATCTTGACAACAGGCGAATTAGAGATCGCACTTTACGGATACCTCGCAATTTATGTGGGCAAATCTGGCAAGGGCGTTCGCCGCTTCAACATGACTGCGTAATAACAGTTAACTAAGTCGCTGGCTGGGTAGTGCCCTTCTACCCAGCCAGTCTTTAGAAAGAGGATCAAATGGCATACACAACAGTTGCAGAACTTCGCACCGCTCTCGGTGTCGGTACTCTGTACACAGACGCGACCCTACAATCCGTTTGTGATGCTGCTGATAATGTGTTGATCCCTTTTCTATGGACTAACACGACTCCAGTTATTGGGCATAGCAATACTGCTAATACAGGCACTTCTTACTTCCAAGATAATATCCAAGAGGTTTTTTATGTTGGGGAATCAGTAGTCTTTTCAGGTTGCGGAAGCAAGCACAATGGAAACAAAACTTTAACTGCTGTTGGTGAGTATTCAGTCACTTATGCGATAACAGGAAACAACAACACCCCGACGCCTTACCATCCAATCAATCCTTATGGCTCAGCAGCAGCCGACACTTATGTTGATTACTCAACCGTTCCTGCAATCCAGGAAGCATCTCTAATGATTGCTATTGCTATCTGGCAGGCTCGCCAAGCACCAAGCGGTCAGGGCATGACAGTCGATGGATACGCTCCAAGCCCGTTCACTATGTCTAACACTTTGGTCGCTAGAGTTCGCGGCTTACTTGCGCCTTACCTTGCACCAGGTTCGATGGTCGGCTAACCATGGCAGCGATCTCAACCCTTCGCGCCACTATTGCAGCCGCTTTAGTAGATAATACAAAATACTCGGTATTTTCATTCCCACCAGCGACTCCGATTGTTAACAGCGTGGTGATCTCGCCAGCAGACCCTTATGTAACGCCTAATAACAATGGCTATAACACGATTGCTCCGCTTGCTAATTTTAATATCAATATCTTCGTTCCTTTATTGGATAACGAAGGAAACCTAAATGGAATTGAAGATCTGCTAATAGCTGTGTTTAACAAACTAGCAGCATCTTCTATCGTCTATAATGTGGGAGATGTGAGCGCGCCTAGCGTTCTCAGCGCTGCAACGGGCGATCTATTGACTTGCTCAATGCAAGTCTCAGTCCTAACGAGTTGGAGTTAATTATGTCCGAGTGGGAAAAAGAGCAAGAAGCCTTCCTGATTAAGATCGGGCAGGTTGCACCAACAGCACCAAAATCATCTACTAAGAAAGACGAGGAATAACCTAAATGGCAGTATTTCTAAGCAATAACGTAGGCGTGAAGGTTAACACCGTTGATCTTAGCGACCACGTAACTTCTGTAACCCTAAACCGTACATTCGATGAACTCGAAGTTACAGCAATGGGCGACAATGGTCACAAGTTCGTCAAGGGCTTGGAAGCCTCAACAGTAACAATCGACTTCCTCAATGACACAGCAACAGCAAACGTTCTAGCAACTTTGCAAGCTGCTTGGGGTACTTCAGTAACAGTTGTGCTTCTTCAGACAAAAGGCACAGCAGTAAGCGCAACTAACCCTCTTTACACAATGACTTGCCTCGTCAACAATACAACCGATATTAACGGCGCTGTTGGCGATCTTGGCACTCAGAGCGTAACCTGGACTGTTAACGGTACTGTTGCAGTAGCAACAACTGGCACATTCTAAATAAATAACTAAGGGGCAAACAATGGCAAAACTAAAGGTAACAAGGGCAGATGGAAGCGTCAACGAGTACCAGATCACACCAGCGATCGAGTACGCCTTCGAGCAATATGCAAAGAAGGGCTTCCACAAAGCCTTTAGAGATGACGAAAAGCAGACCGATGTATATTGGCTCTGCTGGGAAGCAATCCGTCGGTCGGGTGAAACCGTTAAACCCTTCGGAGAGTCTTTTCTAGATACATTGACGCGAGTCGAGGTTCTAGACGATGACCCTTTGGAGTAACGCGGGAGTCCTTCACCTATCTCGTAGCGAGACTATCGCTTGAGACAGGACTCTCGCCCCAAACTTTAATCGAACTAGATCACACAATGTTCAGGACTTTACTTCAAGCCCTGAAGGATAAAGTAAAGGAGCAAGCCGATGCCAGTCGAATTAAAAGGCGCTGACAAACTTCGCAAAGCTCTAAGACAATTTGAACCTGATCTAGCCAAGATGACCACAAAGCAAATGGCGGCTGCGTTGCAGCCAATCACCAATAAGGCTCGCGGTTATATGCCATCCAATTCTCAAATGTTATCTGGATGGACTTCTGCAACTTCTTCTGCTGATACGACCAACTATCGTCACTTTCCTAAATACGATCAGACAGAAGCCAAGCGTGGAGTTAAATACTCAACAAGTCCATCCAAGCCCAACAAACGAGGCTTCGTGTCTTTGGCGCGCATTATCAACACTTCAGCAGGTGGAGCAATTTACGAAACGGCAGGGCGTAAGAGTCCTCAAGGACAACCTTCGCAAGCGTCAACTCGCGGTAAATATAGCGATTACATTGACACATCAAACAAAGTCAACAAGTCACTAAACCCTAACGCTGGAAAGCAATTTATTAGCCGCGCTAATTCAATTGGCACGTTAGTCAATGCTCGCCCTCGCCAATCAGGACAGGCTGGCAGAGTAACCCGTAAAATGACTGGTCGCGTAATCTTTAGAGCATTCTCAGAAGATCAAGGCAAAGTAACTGCCGCAATAGTTAAAGCAATAGGAAACTCTGCAATTGAGTTTAGGGCGAGAACGGATGGCAAATAATGGCTGACTTAAGAATAGATATTGCTTCTGTATTTGCTGGCAAAAAAGCCTTTTCGGATGCTGCCAAAGCAACCGTAGGATTACAAAATCAAGTCAAATCCTTAGCCAAATCTTATTTAGGTTTATTTACAGTTCAAAAATTAGCCTCTTCAGGCATTCAAGCAGTCAAAGCCTTTGCAGCAGATGAAGCCGCTGCCCTTAGGTTATCAAATGCAGTCGATAACCTGGGAATCTCCTTCGCTAATCCTGAGATCGCAGCTTATATATCAAACCTTGAAAAGACTGCGATGATTGCGGATGACATTCTTCGCCCAGCCTTTCAGGGTCTATTGACTACGACTGGCTCATTAACTCAATCACAAAAACTTCTTAATGATGCAATTACAATCAGCCGAGGAACAGGCATTGAACTTGCTACCGTTTCCCAGGACTTGGCTAACGGTTATGTAGGAATTACTAGAGGACTTAAAAAGTACAACTCAGGTTTAACTACGGCAGAACTATCTACCAAATCATTTTCCGAAATTCTTGGCGTACTTCTTAAGCAATCATCTGGCGCTGCTAATGCTTATTTAGACACTACTTCTTTTAAGTTTGACACGTTAAAAATTGCTACTGATAACGCCATCGAGTCAATAGGTGAAGGTTTAGTAGATGCTTTGGCTAAGGCTGGTGGCGGGACTGAAGCCAAAGATGCAATAGTTACAATGAACAACATTGCCAAAGCCATTAATGGAATTACTTCTGCAAGCGGTGGCGCAATAGGAGTTATTCCTACCTTGCTGAACAACTTAAAACAACTACCAAGCGACATAGTTAAAGGCTTTGCAGGATCAGCAGGAGCTAAGCGTGGCATAAGTACTTTGCCAGCATTAGAAAAGCCAAAACCTATTCCAAGCAAAACTGCACGCGAAAAGGCTTTAGAGAAATTAGAAAAGGATGCAGCCAAGCGTGCTAGGGAATTAGCGGCTCTACAAGCAAAACAGACCAAGGCGCTCAAAGAACAAAACGCATTACAAAAAGCTGGCACTCTATTTGATATAGAGCAAACAGGCATTATTGCAGCCTTAAAAGGTAAGATCACAGATGACGAGCGCAAACGCCTAGAATTGCAATTAGCGATTCTTACAGGCAATACATCCGAGGCTTCTAAACTTGCTGGTAAACTTGCATATTCTCAGGGCTTAACTGAAGAATTAGTTGCATATTTGAAAAACCTGCCAGATGCTAAGAATCCGTTTTCTGGCTGGGCTGCTTATCTCGATGCCATCGAAGCGCAGGTTAGAAGAATTGCAATGAGTGGTACAGGCGGGGCTGGTATAACTGGCAACGTTCCAGTAACGCCACCTGGATCTGACTCTAATATCTTCAAAGTTCCATCAACAGGTCTTACAGCCGCTCAAGCAGTATTGCCACAGTTTAACGTCAGGCTAGTTCTTGACGGCAAAGAGATTGCTTCAAGCGTTAGCAATTACCAGACCAATGATTCACTCTCAGGAACTCAAGTTGCAATTAATCGACGCTCTGGATCATTTGCAGAATGAGCCTTCCTGCCCAAATATCCGTATCCTTCGACTTTACTAGCGGCGCGACCTTTGGGTATCCGTTTACTATTGGCGATATTAAATACGGCGTATTGGGCACAGGTACTTTAGCCTCAACTACTACTCCAGAGCCTACGGTCGATTTGACTCCAGATGTTTACTCAATTAGCATTCGTCGTGGTCGCAATGTTATGCGCGATACCTACGAGGCTGGTCAGGCAACTATCCGAGTCCTTGATCCTCTCAGCTACTTTAACCCACAAAACACAGCATCTCCGTACTATGGCTTCTTGACTCCGTTGCGCAAACTGCGCGTATCGGCAACGATAGGCGGAGTGGGTTACTTCCTATTCTCTGGCTATACGATCGAGTATAAATACACTTATCCTCAAAATCAGGAAACGGGATACGTTGACATTATCTGCACAGATGCGTTCAGACTTATGCAACAGGCAACTGTTACAACGGTGGCAAGTGCTACGGCTGGACAAGGAACAGGCACTCGCATAGGCAAGATCCTAGATCAAGTCTCGTTTCCTACCTCAATGCGCACAATAGATACGGGCGATACAACCTGCCAAGCCGATCCTGGCACATCAAGAACAGCTCTAGATGCACTAAAGAATGCAGAGTTCTCAGAGCAAGGCGCGTTTTATATTGACTCAGAAGGCACAGCCAACTTCCTCAGCCGCACTAATGTAATCAAGAAGTATGGCGAAACTCCGATCGAGTTTAATCAGACTACTGGCATTCCTTACACCAATCTCGTGTTTGCCTTCGATGACAAATTGATCATCAACAGCTCAGGAATGACGATTGTGGGTGGAACTGAGCAAGTCTCAGAGAATGCAGCTTCAATCGCTAAGTACTTTTCTCATCAACTTAATCAGTCAAATCTGGTCGCCCAGACAAATGCAGATGCTCTAAACATTGCCAAAATCTATGTGGCAACTAGAGCCGAGACTACGATCAGAATTGATGCAATGACAGTCGATCTGCTAGACCCAGCAGTACCAACTGCCACAATGCTAGGACTGGATTACTTCTCAAATCTAAAGATTACAAATGTGCAGCCAGATGGCTCTACAATTGTTAAAACTCTACAATGTCAAGGACTGGATTGGAATATCACGCCAAACTCCATGAAAGTAACTGTCACAACACTTGAGCCCATTGTAGAAGGATTCATCATAGGCAGCAATCTATCGGGTATAATTTCACAGTCAATCATGGCGTATTAGGAGAATATAAATGGCAACAGGTTTCCCAGCAGCAACAGGCGATGTCCTAAGCGCAGCAATGTACAACGGTCTAATCACTTTTACGCTCAATGACCAGACTGGCACGACTTACACTCCAGTTTTAACCGACCAATATCAGGTGCTCGTTACCCGATCCAATGCCTCAGCATCGACTATGACAATTCCAACCAATGCTAGCGTTGCTTTCCCTGTCGGTACTGTAATCACAGTACTAAACAAAGGCGCAGGCGCAGTAACGATCTCAGGCGCAGGCGGCGTAACAGTTCTTTCAGCTGGAGCAACAGCCGCAAGCCCAGTTCTCAATCAATACAAGTCTTGCGCTTTGATGCAGACTTCAGCAAATAACTGGTACGTCGTGGGTGCAATAGCCTAATGTTAAACAATATCGCCGCCATAACAAACCCTGTAACCCTTCCTACAACTTTTTCTGTAAATTATTTAGTTGTAGCAGGCGGGGGTGGCGCAAGCAATGGCGGCGGTGGCGCAGGCGGTTTGCGTTCAACTGTAACTGCTACTGGCGGTGGCGGTTCTTTAGAATCGGCTCTTACTTTGAGTTTAACTACAAATTACACAGCAACTGTCGGAGCAGGTGGTAACGCCGCCGTTAATGGATCAAATTCAGTTTTTTCTACAATAACTTCAACAGGCGGCGGTGGCGGTGGCACTAGCGCAGGTGGTTCAGGCGGCGGTGTAGATGCTGGAGTTATTGCATTAGGTTTTGCGGGAACAGCAAACCAAGGTTATGCAGGCGGCGGCAATACTGGACTTGGTGATGTATCTGCTGGCGGTGGCGGTGCTGGAAGTGTTGGCGCAAATCCAGTCAGCTCAACAGTTGGTGGTAACGGCGGCAGCGGAGTGTCTTCTTCAATTTCGGGATTATCGGTTGCTTATGCAGGCGGCGGTGGTTCTGGCGTAAATACTGGTAAAACTCCAGGAACAGCAACAAGCGGCGGTGGTAATGGTGCTGCTGGATCAACAGCAGGAACAAACGGAACAGTAAATACAGGCGGCGGTGGCGGTGGTTCTTTCTTTGGAGCATCAGGTAAAGGCGGATCAGGGATAATTATTCTTAAATATCCTGATACCAGAACAATAACTATTGGAGCGGGTTTAACTGGGTCAACAGCTGCTCCTTCTGGTGGTTTTAAAGTTTCAACTATTACGGCTGGCACAGGAAATGTGAGTTGGGCATAATGGCACATTACGCATTTTTAGATGATAACTCAACTGTAACTGAAGTAATCGTTGGTGTAGATGAGACTGAACTTATTGATGGCTTAGATCCCGAGGCTTGGTACGGCAATTTTAGAAAACAGAAGTGCATTAGAACTTCTTATAATGGAAATATCCGATATAACTACGCAGGAATTGGTTATACCTTTGACCCAATAGATGATGCTTTTATTGCGCCAATGCCAAAATGTGGTCATGCAGAATTATTACTTAACGATCTAAAACGATGGGAATGCAGCAATGTCGAGCATCAAGCCGAGATTATCTAAAGCCGCTATCCAACTCAGAGAACAGTTCGATGACAACTTTAGCGATCGTGACCGTACCTCAGACGGCTGGATCGGTGATAGTCGGCACTCAGCTCGTAAGTCTGACCATAATCCAGATGAGCAGGGCTGGGTACGTGCCATTGATGTTGACCGCGATCTATCCGGCAAAGCTAAGCCAGACCTCATGCCCGATGTGGCAGATCAACTTCGTATCCTGGCAAAGTCTGATAAACGCATCTCGTACATCATCTTTGCAGGAAAGATTGCCAGTGCTAAATCGCTATGGCGTTGGAGAACTTATACGGGCATCAATAAGCACGATCATCATTGCCACATATCTTTCACTAGCAAAGGCGATGAGGACAGTTCGTTCTTTAATATCCCACTACTAGGAGCAACTAAATGAAAGAGATGATCTACGCAGGAATAGCACTAGCCTCAATCCCTGCACTAAGAGCAGCTATTAAATCCTATCGAGCTAAAAAGGCGATCAAGGACGTTATCGTGGATGCAGTCGAGGCGGCAGTAGATGAGATCGACCGCGACAAGAAATGACAACACAAGATTACCTGAATCTTTATATTGCCACGCTTGCAGTGGTGGGTGGATTAGCTGGCTATGTGATCACGCATTTGCTGTCGGAGATCAAAAGACTTAATCAGCGTGTCGATGAGATATATAACATACTTCTAGAGCGATAATTTTATCTATGGCTCGCAAGAAGGTTATTGACCTTGACACATACACAGCTTTAGATGCTTGGGCTATTAGCCTTCAAGAGATGTATCGAGCTTTAAGGCGTTCTGGGTTTGAAGTTGATCTTGCACTTGCAATCATAGTAGAACCTTCGGCTTATCCAGACTGGATTCTTCCTAAGCCTGACCTAATCCCTCACACCTGGGATGACGACGATGACGAGGACTAATGAAACGCACCGTAATAGTTCCAGACTTACAAGTCCCCTATCACGATGAAGTAGCAGTACGAAATGTTGCATCTTTTATTAAGGCATACCGCCCAGATAGCGTCATTACTTTGGGAGATGAAATCGATCTCCCACAGATCAGCCGGTGGTCAGACGGAACACCAGGCTGGTACGAACAAACCTTAGCCGAGGATCGAGACACAGCAGTAGAGGTTCTTTGGTCCCTGATTGAACACGCCAAAGAAGCCCACATGATCCGTTCTAATCACACGGATAGGCTTTACAACGTCATAATGAAGAAGATTCCAGCGTTCTTAGCTTTGCCTGAATTACGCTTTGAGCGGTTTATGCGCTTGGATGAATTAGGCATTACCTATCATAAGAAGCCGTACGCCTTTGCTAAGGGCTGGGTAGCAGTTCACGGAGACGAGCAGGGCATCAACCCTAATGCGGGTCTCACAGCCCTTGGAGCAGCCCGCAGACACGGTTTAAGCGTTATATGTGGACACACACACAGAGCAGGTCAATCAGCCTTTACAGAGGCATCTGGGGGCAAAATAGGGCGTATCCTGCGTGGCGTTGAAGGTGGGCATCTAATGGATGTCCGCAAGGCTGGCTATACCAAAGGCACAATGAACTGGCAACAGGCTTTCGTGCTAGTTGAGGACAGCCAAGTAACGCTGATCAACCTTGAAAAGGACGGCACATTCGTAGTAAATGGGCGCAGGTATGGACGACCTAGATAACGATCTCAAGCGCACGATCGATGACCAGGTAGATGACCAAGAATTGTTACCGTTTCGTTATCAAAATCATCTAGGTTCTGTCTGCTAGTCGTGCAACACTTATGCCAAGAAGCTGCGAAGGGCGCAGCAGAAGGGCAGTAAATGTCAACACTACAACTAATCATCCTAGCCAGTTGGTTTGGGATGTTCTTTATGGGATACAAAATAGGACACAGAGACGGCTACATTGTCGGTCGCAGAGCAGTACGCAAGCATTACGAAAGTGTCGAGAAGGTGCGAGTATGAACGCCCGTGATTTTCTTACTGAAGCCAGAGCAACAATCCAAGATCGTGGTCTCGACTACGGTCATCCGTCAGACAATATGGCAAGAACGGCAGCCCTCTGGTCGAGTTATCTGGAAATGCCAATTACTGATTATCAAGTCGCAACGTGCATGGCACTCGTCAAAATAGCCAGAAGCATGGAGTCATCTAAAGTCGATCATTATGTAGATATGGCTGGTTATGTAGCTATCGCCGGACAACTGCACACAGAGGAGAACGAGCTGTATGTTTAATCTAGAGGATTATGAGACAGTCGAGGATCGACTAACTAAGTTCTGGAAGGAACACCCAGATGGCAGAATATTTACTCAGATTATTGAGCACACCCTTCAGCGCTTTATTGTTCAAGCTGCTATCTATCGAACTGAAGTGGATGCACACCCTTGGACAACTGGCTTTGCAGAGGAAACCGTATCAACGCGAGGAGTTAATTCTACGTCGGCGCTTGAGAATTGCGAGACGAGTGCGATTGGTCGTGCATTGGCTAACGCAGGTTATGTTACGAAAGGCAAACGCCCTAGCCGCGAGGAGATGTCTAAAGTCAAAGCAGCAGAGCCTAAAGGATTTACTGAGAAGTTAGCCGAAAAGGTAATTATGCAGACAGAGGATGATCCTTGGACTGTCAAGGCTGTTCAACCTGCGCCTAGCGCTGCGGAAGCTGTGGCATTGGTTCAAGAAGTGTTGGGAGCAGTCAAGGTGGACAAAGACATCCCATTGTGCCGTAACTGCCATGATCATAAGCCTATGACTTGGAAGTCTGGTGTTAGTGCCAAGAATGGTAAGCCTTGGGCTAACTTTAACTGCTACGCCTGCAAGGATGTGATCTGGTACAACCTAAGCCCGGATGGTACTTGGAAGGTGCGTGAAGGACAATGAGCGGCTTACAGTTTATGAATCAAGATGGGGAATGGGAGTCTTATCCTGATGTTGACGTACTGGACCATTACAGAGTAATCCGAGAAACCGTTAAAGCATCAGGAATTACTACTCGATGCTGCCTATGCAATAAAGAATTTGATGTCTCAGAGATCATCATTACTGGTGGATCATTAAAGGCAGGCTTTACCTGGTCTTGCCCAGACTGCCATGCAGTAACCTTAGAGACTAATGTCCCAAAGTAGGAAACATCGCGGCTTTCGCACAGAGCGAGTAGTTGCAGAATATCTGAAGCGCTGGTGGGAAGGTGCTTCAGTAGGTCGAGGTTCTGGGCGTGACATACTCAATGTCCCGTTCGACTGCGAGGTTAAAGCGCGCACAGGACTCGATGTCGTAGGAACACTCCGCCAGATCGAATCAAGGACAGCCGAAAGCGGTTTATTGGGGTTCGCTTGCTTTAGGCTAAATGGACAGGGTGAGCAAGCAGCAGATTATGTTGCAATGCTTCGACTTGGCGATCTGGTGGAGTTACTACGAGCTGCGGGATATGAGAAGCGGCAGGATGTAGTTCAAGACAAGGACATCAAACGGTGTCAGCAATGCGGAGAATGGACAATCAATGATCCCTGTAATTGGTGTGAGGATCAGTAATGCCTATCTATGAGTTTGAATGCACTAATGATCTATGCGAGGCAAATCTTCGCTATGAGAAGGAGTTAAAGATAAATGAACCACACGATGTTGAATGCGGGTTCTGCCACGAACCAATGCGCAAGATTTACAGCTCTTTCGGTATTCAGTTCAAAGGCTCTGGATTCTACTCTACAGATAAGTAAAACGACACACCGTTCTGAGCAGGACTTTTACTGATGTGCTTTGAGCGTTTGGTACACTTCTTTGCTAGAAGCCCTCAAGGCTTCAGAGCAAGCCTGAAAGGCGTAGCTTGCTCGGTAGCAATCGTTATTGGGCTATCTCTATCTATAGCAGGAGCCGATAGAGTAGAGGCTTCAATAGATGCAACTAAATCACTTAAATCATTAGCTAATTATCAATTAACAAATGCTCAATACAAATGCCATAACGAGATTATCTACAGAGAATCGAGATGGCAGATAAATGCAGTTAATGGATCACATTATGGTTATTACCAGATTAGAAGTAAGCATATAAAAGGTAAGGCTTACGACTATCAATTTTGGATGTATTGGTATTATGTAGCTAATCGTTATGGTGTTACTAAGTATGATGAGCCTAACTATTGCAAGGCATTACATCATCTAAGAGTTAAGGGTTGGCAATAATGGCTAGATGCACACCTTGTTGGTTTGGTATAGATTGGGCTTGGGAT